TACCTGGCCAAGACCATCACGATTTATTCCTCGGGGCTAAAAGGCGAACTAGATAGCTTTATCGAAAAGCCCACCGGGGCAATCGAAGCCGAGGAGGGTTGCTTCGACGACCGAGTTATCGCGATGGGCTGCGCTGTGTGGGGGATTGAACGCGCCTCTCTAATCATAAACGGCGAGTTCCAATCAGTCTCCGACCCAGCAGACGACCCTTTCTCCACAGATTACATAATCGCCAGCTTAGAGTCGAAGCGTTCCAGGAGTATAATCCGAGAACAACACTCAGTCACGGACTCCTTCAAAGTACCGCAACACAGGGGATAATATGAACATTTTACTGTTAACAAAAGATGGCGATGGCTTTAGCTTAGCCATGGCTCTCCGACAAAGCGGTAATGAGGTCAAATTCTGGACCAACAACCGTCGCCTAAACAACTTCGTTATGTCAGGGTTCCTCCCTAGAATATCCCTCTCCGAAGGTCTCAAATGGGCCGACCTCGTAGTAGCTGACATGGTCGGCATGGGAGCGATGCGCCAGAAGATCGACAAGCGAGGAGTGCCCCAACTAGGCCTCAACTTAGCCGCTGACGCGATGGAACTTGATAGGGCTCGCCAAATGGAGCTCCTCGATAAAGTTGGCATAGAAACTCCTCCAACCTATCGCTTCGACGACCCTACAGAAGCTTTACAAATCCTAAGCTTTTTCAGTTCCCCTGGCTACGTCATAAAACCTTCAGGCAATCTCAACACCGCCAAAACTATGCTCGCTGAAGATGAGCAGTCCTACACCTGGGCTCTCGATCAATTCGCGGTCGATCAGCAACTCATCGTACAAAAGATAGTTCGCGGCGTAGAGGTTTCCACAGAGGGCTGGTTCAACGGCAAGGACTGGTCACACTTCAATCACACCTTTGAAGAAAAGAGATTCCTCACAGGCTCACTAGGCCAAAACGTAGGCTGCATGGGCAACGTAGTTCTTCAAGGCACCTCAAATTCTGCGCTCAGCCAGAACCTGCAAAAGCTGACCGACTTCCTACAGCGCGCTAAGTATAGAGGACCAGTTGACCTAAACACTATAGTGAACGACAATGGTCCAAACGCACTAGAAATTACTCCTCGTCTAGGCTACGACGCCATAGAGGCTCTTTGGGCAATGAGTGACCGACGTAAATTTAGCGAATTCCTCTGGGGCATAGCTTCAGGTCGTGACACACCTTTGGCACTGGACTACCAAGCCGGCGCTGCTGTTCGACTCTCCCTTCCTCCATATCCTATGTCTGAACCAACCTCAGAAGATCGAGGACTTCCAATCTCCTTCTCCACTGAACCTCTCTGGAGCGATGCTTACAAAGACCGAGATACCATCTACTGGGCTGCTTTCGACGGCGTCCTCGCTAAAGCAGTTGGATTCGGGGACGACCCGCATGAAGCGATAACTGAGGCGTACCGAGTTGTCGAGGGTGTGACAGCAATGAACCTCCAATACCGCACTGACATAGGCAAACGGGTTCCGAACGACCTCCTGACGCTTCAAAATCTAGGAGCCTTCTAATGAGCATGGAAGGTTATATCCGAAAAAATCTCGATACAGCTTGGTGGATTGAACAGATCAAGGCAGGCGAGGAGTATCGTAAAGTCGCAGCCTACCAAGCTCACTGGGCTAAATGGCGAGCCTTCTATCGTGGTCAATGGCGCTCCGATATAATGCCCGTAAACCTCTTCTTCAGCATGCTGCGTTCAACAGTCCCTAGAATATACTTCCGCAACCCTACAGTCAGCATTACGCCGGGCAAACCGGGCCTTCTCTACATGGCCTTCGCTCAGATATTAGAGCGCACCGACAACAAGCTTATCAGGCAGATGAAGCTCAAAAACCATATGAAGCGTGCCATACAAGACGCATTCCTCTTTGGTACAGGAGCGATAAAAGTAGGCTTCGGGGGTCAATACACCCCCTCACCGAGCTTCGACCCAGATTTCGATAACTACGGTCTGGACAACAAGGGCAACCTAACTGAATACCTCAGTACCACGGCTCCCAACATGCCCTGGGTATCAAGACTCCCCCCAGGCAACTTAGTTACTCCCGCTGGCCTAATGAGCTTCGATGAGACTCCTTGGCTAGCTACCGAAATCGTCCGTCCCCTAGATGACGTCCGCAGGGATCCTCGACTCATTGGGACTAGAGACCTCACAACCTTCTTCGTCGAAGACACCAAACTTTACGGTGTCCGTAGAAGGCGCAAAATGGTAAGGATGTACGAAATCAGGGATTGGCGCACTCACCAAGTCGCTGTGATAGCCCCGGACAAGAACGGCAACAAAGTACTCTTTAGCGGCTTCGATGAGTTTCAAATCGTAGGTATGCCAATACTCCCCCTAATCTTCAACGAAGACGACGAGTATTGCTGGGGACTGCCAGACTCTCAAATCATCGAGCCTTACCAACTAGAAAGCAATGAGCTTCGCACCCAGATCATGAAACACAGGAGACTTGCTATAGCAAAAATCCTCGCGCGCAGAGGAGCTATTCGTCCAGAGGAGCAGCAAAAACTGGTCAGCGAAGACGTCCTCCCTGTAATAGAGGTCGAAGGAGACCCGCGCATAGTAATAGACAAAATGCAGGCAGCGAACATCCCGCAAGACCTCATCCTCGATAAGCGAGAAATCGAATCCGACATACGGGAAGCTGTAGGTTTCTCCCGCAATCAACAGGGCGAGTTCAACAACCGCGACAATACCACCGCTACAGAGGCTCGTATTGTACAGGCTGCCACCGACATCCGCATAGATGAGCGCCGTGACATGGTAGCCGACCTCCTCACCAGCACAATAGAACATGTAAACACCGTCATCTTCAACCATTGGACTCAAGAAGACGTAGTGAGAGTGGTAGGCCCAGGAGGCGTCCCAGTATGGGTACAATTCCAGGGTAACCTCCTCAAGGAAGGTCACTACCACGTCAACGTGGACCCCGACTCGGCTCTCCCTGAAACTCGCGAGTTGCGAGAGCAGAGAGCCGCTCAGCTATACCAATTCCTCTCCACTAACCCTTTAATCGACCCGGTTAAACTAACCCAGTACCTCCTCAGCGAAATGCGAGGTACAGCCTTCGACGATCTCATGTATCAACTCCCTGGTGTAGGCTCCGATGGTCAAGTGGTAAGCCCCGGCGGATTCGCAAACATGATAGGGCAGTCAATCCAAAGCATCCCACAACAGGGAGTCAACCCTCCTAGAGGAGCTGCCTAAATGCCTCTCTATGTCTATAGCTGCCCCTGTGGTTACGAATGTGAGGAGATTCGCAAGATTGCACAGCGCCATGATCCCACCTCATGCCCTCGCTGTGACAACGAATTGCACTTGAAAATCGTCCCCCCTAAAATTCACCTTTGGAGACCGCTCGAACTAGAACTGGAAACTAACAAGCCTAAGACCTACAACTCCAAGGCTGAACTAGTCGAGGACTGCCGACGACTAGGTAAAATCATGCCATTCCACGACATAACAGGAGATCCCAAACGTGAGTACTAAAAGCCCTCCACAATGCCGTATCGTTGTCACGGTTACGGATACCGATATCCAAGTCACATTCAGTGACTGGCTAAAGGTAAACCCCAAGAAGCTCGATCGCATCAGGGATATGATGGGAAAAGCTTGGCGACGTGAACGCGCCAAGGTAGTACACGAAGACCGCGTAGCGAAATCCAAAGCGGAGCGAGAAGCCCACAGCCTGGAAGTAATCGACTAGGCTGTGATCAAAATGTGATCACTGGAGAAACAAAATGGGATTCTTTAATAAACCTCAAGATAAACCGCCCACTTCCACTAGCCCAACCAACGACGACCTCAAGCAACTGATCGAGGCTCTCCCCAATGCTATTGCTCAAAGTATGGCGGCCAGTATGGGTCCCGTAATGCAGAAATTGCAGTCTGGAAACCATGCGCCAGCTCCTGTTCCAGCCCCAGCTCCCAAAGAAGAGCCGCTGCTCCCCGAAGGCACAGATCTCAATGACATGGATAACTCTCAGCTATTCCAGTTGATGATCAAAGCCGTCGACCACCAACTCAATAAAGCTGGGGAGCTCGTACAGCAACGCCTCGAAGGCATCAACAATCAGTTGACTACAACCGGTCTTCAGACTCGCGTCAAGGAAGTAGCCAAAGAAAACCCAGATTTCATGGCCTACCGAGAAGTCATGGGCTCCCTCGCTCAGCGCTATCCCTCCCTTGACCCTCTCGATCTCTACAACTTGGCCAAAAGCAAAGCGCCTGAAATTGGCCAACGCCTGGCAGCCGAGAAAGAAGAACAGGAAAAGGCCGCTCGATCCACTAACGTCCTCTCCTTCGGCGGCCTGACCCCAACCAGCGGGTCCTCAGCCACTGACACCGAAGACATGGACTTCAAGGATGCCTCAGCCAAAGCCTGGGATGAAATTATGAAGGACATTCCCGGAGAAATTATTGGGGGAGGAAACAACTAACACTGTGGGGGGACCATTCACACCTCCCCCCATAACTTGTTATTCTTAGATAAACCGGCAATAGGAGCCGAGGAGCAGAAACCATGGCCGCAGTGCATAGTTTGACAGAAGCTCTCGACAACCTCTACACGACTACATGGCAAAACATGAAGTCAGAGGCTATCGACAACATCTTTGACGCCACGCCATTTTGGTTTTGGCTCAAAGAACATGGCCGCCTCAAGACAGTTGAAGGTGGTCGCTTCATAACAGAACCCCTCCGCTACGCCAAGAGCGAGCGTGTCCAATTCATCGGTCGAGGCGGTACCGTAAACCTCGATCGCAACGAATACCTGACCGTCGCCGTCTACCACTGGAAGTACCTCGTCGATTCCATTGTACGCTTTGGCGTTGACGACCAGAAGAACCGGGGCAAAAATCAGATCATCAACCAGATGCAGTCCGACCTCGACCTGTCGAAAGACAGTCTGGTGGACAAGATGGAAGAAACCCTGTTTGCCGACAACACCAACTCGCTCAACTTCCTCGGTCTCCAAGACCTTGTGCAAGACGATCCAACCTCCAACGAAACGGTCGGTGGCATAAACCAGTCTACCAACACCTGGTGGCGCAACAAGACGGTTGACATGACCGGCGAGTCTTTCGCTGCTTTCGGCCTCGCTCGCATGCGAACCCTGTTCAACAACTGCGGGAACAATCGAGCCTCCGACTTCCCAGACCTCATCGTCGGTGGGCAAACCCCATACGAACGTTACGAGGATACAGTCGAAGAACAGAAGCGTATCGTTAACAAGACCCTTGGTGATGCCTCCTTCGAGAATATCGAATACAAGGGCGTGCCGATGATCTGGTCTCCTCAGTGCGCCAATACCCGCATGTACATGTTGAACACCAAACATATGAACTTCACTTACGATCCGATGATGTTCTTCGACATGACCGAGTGGAAACCAATCCCAGACCAGGTTAACGACCGCGCTGCACAGATCGTCACCGCTGGTGAACTCGTCACTGGCCGGCGTCGTGTCCACGGCGTGATCTTTGGCCAAGACACGGACTAATTGGAGACCAAACTATGAGCCAGCAAACTCCGGGAACAAGTGCCAAAGGTATAAAGAAAATCTTTGCCACTTCCCTCACTGAAACCTCAACGATTGATCTCGAAGGGGTCGGTGCGATTCGACGCGAAGGCCAGAAAGCCTACAAATGGGTCAAGTATAACGCTGGGGCAGGCTCTGTCGCAGCCGTAGCCGGCAACGTAGTTTACTACTACGGGGTCAGCGGCGACGCTGTAACAGGTGGCTACGAAAACTCCGAAGTCACGATGGACCTGACCGATGCCTATATGGGTGCCGGCGTCCTCCAAGCCGTCATCGCAAATGGCAGCTATGGGTGGGTTCAGGTCCGCGGCCCCGCTACCCTGACCACAGCTCTCACAGCTGGCGCTGACGGCAATGCCCTTACCCACGTAGGTGCCACTGACGGCACCCTCGATGTGAGTGCCCTGGTGACAGACGCTATCGTCGCTTTTGCAACCGACATTTCGGCGAAGAAAATCGTCTGTATGTTCCCGTACTAAGGAGGTGACAGATGGCCGCCTATGCAGCAACAGTTGTCTCCCCTTTGCGCAAACCTCTCAAGCTGTTTGCCAAAGACCCGGGGGTAGAAATCTACTATGGAACAGTAGACATCACCAACTACAACACGACCTCCGCTGAGATCACCGCAATCACAGGGAAGTTCCGCTCCGCTCCGGTGGTCATAGTCTCCGGGGTAAGTGACAACGGTTACGGCTGTCGTTGGGACGCCACAGACAAATCCATACATGCCTATACCTACGACTATGATGCTGGGGCAGATGGCGCTGCTATCGAGGCTTCCAATGACACCGATATCGGGGTTGTGCACTTTATCGCTGTAGGTCTTGGCTAATGATGGAGAACCTCTATGGGCACACTTACTGTGGCCGACCTGAAAACGGAGGTCAAATCTTTTCACGGAAATCGAACTGACCTCGATAGTCGTCTCGTCCGCTTTCTAAACTTCGCTCAAATCCGTATAGCTCGGGCCTATTCCTGGCCCGAGTTCGAGAAGCAGGCAACTGCTACCGGCTCCTTTGTTAACGACCTTACGGATAGATTCATAACCCTCCCGAGCAATATACGCTCGGTTAGGTCATTTGTCTTAGAGGACACCTCTCAATCCCATAAGTTGGCTTACAAAACCCCCCGCGAGTTTGATCGCCTTTACAGCGGCACTCGGCATAGCTCCAGGCGTCGTCCAGTTTATTATACCCGCTGGCAAGAAATCGCCGAAGTCTCCCCGGTACCAGATCAAGCCTACGACTACGAAATCCGCTACGTAGTATGGCCTACTGATCTGGTCAACGATGGAGATACTTCAGACCTGGACCGCAAAGACGAACTTCTTATTTTGCTCGCTGCCTCAATTATGCACCACTCCCTAGGGAATACCACCAAGGGGCGAGACCTCTTTGGAATGTTCGCCAGACTGATTGAGGAAGCTGCACGGGATGAATCCGTCGAGCCTGACAGTGAAATCATGGCAGCAGTGAACGATCAGGGAAGGATTGAAGAGTACTGGACGAATCCATTTATTAACGGGATGCCGCGCTAATGGCAACTTTTACCAATACCTGGAACGCGACATTTGAGTCGCTGCCTCCTGATACTGGGGAGAACGCCTCTTTGGGTGCCTCTCGAATTAGGGCTCACAAATTGGGAGTCCGAGAACGCCTCGAAATAGATCATTCATGGGCCGGTGATGCCCATGACGGGAAGCATAAAAAGGCGACCTTGAAACCTCAAGGGAGCGATCCAACGCTGGAAACTGGTGACGGAGCTATCTATAGCAAGACTGTAGCGACCATCGCGGAGATGTTTTACAAGGACAGCGACGGCAACGTCATTCAGTTGACTAGCGGGGGGTTT